ACGGGGTAAAAGAGTTCGCGCTGAACCTATATCTGCTCTATATGAACAGGGTCGCGTACACCATGTTGGAGCCTTTCCAACTCTTGAGGACCAAATGGTTACTTGGACTCCTGATGTTCCTAAGTCACCTGACCGTCTTGACGCTTTAGTGTGGGCGCTAACAGAACTCAACGAAGGTTCAATTGCGTCAATAAGTTTGGGTGCGCTCGCCGTATTCTGTTCCAACTGTAAGCGCCCGTCACCGCGAAACGCGATAATATGTCCTCATTGTGGAACTAGTTTGGGAGCATAATGGCCGTTGTCTATAACACCGAAATTGACCAAGGCGCGGATTGGTACATCAACTTCATTTACACACAACCGGCAACTATCACGAATATCGTGGGTAACGGGACTACTGTTGCGTTTACCGCGACTAATGGATTTACAGCCGGGCAAAAAGTTTCTATCAACGGCGTACTTCCAAGTCAATATAACTTTCAAGATGTAACTATCGCGAGCGCGAGCGCGTCTAATTTCACCGTGACAAATAGCGCAACAGGAACTTATATCTCCGGCGGTCTTGCTACTAGCCCCGCAAACTTGACCGGGTACACAGCGGCTCTACAAGTGCGGTCATTACCGTCTAGCCCGACAACAGTTCTTGATTTAACAACTCAAAACGGCGGTATCACAATTACAGCCCTCGAAGGTAAAGTCGCAGTTCACGCGACAGCCGTACAAACAGGAGCAATAGATGACGGCGTTTATGTATATGATTGTGAAATAACTGGGGGTGGAGTAACGACTCGTTTGGTACAGGGCCAAGTGGTTGTATCCCCTGAGGTGACCCGCTAATGGCTAATGACGCAATTATTGTCGTACCGAACATTCCAACTGTCACAATTCAGACACCGGGACCACAAGGCCCAAGTTCTGCCGCGCAGATTTTTTATACCCATGTTCAAGCCGTAGCCGCTTCAACATGGACTATCAACCATAATCTAGGCGGGCAACCCACAGCGGTTGTGTTGGATAGTGCGGGAACTCAATGTGAAGGCACCTTTTCTTACCCTTCTATAAATCAAATGGTGATAACATTCTCAAGTGCGTTTACCGGTACCGCGTACATAATTTAGGAGATTTTGATGGCCCGTAAATTTCTAGTATCCATTGACCTCAATAAAAATGAACTTCAAAACGGTGTTATCCAAAATTTAGGCACCGCCCCTTCAAGCCCTGTTGCCGGTCAAATTTATTACGACACAGTTGATAACGAACTTTATTTCTATAACGGCACAACTTGGGAATCTACTCAAGCAAACGCACAAGTAACTTACGGAACATTCGCAAACCGTCCTGCCGCGGGAGAAGCCGGTCGTCTGTACTACGCAACAGACCAAGCGCTTCTATATTTTGATGACGGTACAACATGGGCGCAGATTTCAGCGTTTGGAAGCGTCACAGCGCAAACAACTTACGGTGCTTCAAGTGGAAACGGCTCAAGCAATAGTTATGCTCGTACTGACCACACTCACGGAACTCCCTCACTAACAAATTCAACACCTACCGCTCTTGCTATCGGTGGTTCAGGAGCAGTTGGTACAGGAACAGCGCCGGCGCGTGAAGACCATGCTCACGCCATGCCTTCATTTGGCGGCGTAACAGCACAAACAACTTTCGGCGGTTCAAGCGCTAATGGAACTTCAACTTCTGTTGCTCGCGCAGACCATACTCACGGAACACCTACTCACGACAACGCGGCACATGCGTTGATTAACCTTTCAGCGCTCGCGGCTCCTACCGCAGATGTGTCAATGGGTAATTACAAACTTACAAGTCTTGCGACACCTGTTGCCTCAACAGACGCGGCGAACAAGCAATATGTAGATGATGTCGCACAAGGTCTAAATATCCACGCCGCTTCATACGCCGCAACAACAGCAAACCTCAACGCGACTTATGACAATGGAACTTCCGGAGTAGGCGCAACTCTTACAAATGCTGGAACACAAGCCGCATTTAGTACAGACGGAGTTAGCCCAAGCCTCAACGCTCGTATTCTTGTCAAGAATCAAACAACAACAAGCCAAAACGGTATTTACACCCTCACGACAGTAGGTTCCGTTTCAACAAACTGGGTACTTACTCGCGCAACTGACTTTGACACAGCGGCAGAAATGGCTGGCGGAGATTTCACATTCGTAGATGCTGGCTCAACACTTGCCAATACTGGTTGGGTCATGGTTGATGAAGTTACAACAGTTGGCACAGACCCAATTACTTTTCAACAATTTAGTGGTGCTGGAACTTATACCGCGAGCAACGGTGTTCAACTTGTAGGTTCTAACTTCTCCGGCGTAGTAGTTTCCGGCGGCGGATTAAGTGTCGGTTCAAGCGGTTTTGATATTGACAGCGCAGTAGTTGTCAAGAAATACGCGGCTAGTGTCGGTGACGGAACTGCTACCTCATACACGGTGTCACATAACCTTGGAACTAAAGATGTGACCGTTGCTGTCTACGATAACTCCGCTCCATACGCAGAAGTTATCTGCGATGTTCAGCACACTTCCACAACCGCGATTACTCTGTTATTCTCGGTCGCACCAACCTCAAACCAATATCGGGTAGTCGTACACGGCTAATAAGGAGAAACACATGGGTCTTTTAGACCGTTTCGCCAAGAAAGTTGCTAGTGAACTAGAGAAGGCACCTCGTTTACCGGCTGGTTCTGTCACCATGACGGAATCTGAAATGCGTCAAGCGGGCTTAGTTGCTCAACAGACATACGGCAATAGCAATCCGCTACCTCGCGCACCATTTAGCGCGACCGTACCGTTTGGCCCGGGTATGCCTATCACACCGGGAGCAATCAACCCGGTTCGTGAGGACGGACGCCCTGACCCACGCCGTTATGAGTATCAAGTTGCTCAAAATATAAATGTAACTGAAACACGGTTTATCCCATTCAAGACATTACGACAAAGCGCAGACCAAATTGACATTTTGCGCCGTTGTATTGAAGTGGTAAAGAGTAAGGCCCTTAGCCTTGAGTTTGATATTACCCTCGGGCAAGACGCGTCTGAAAAAATTATCGCTGAGTCCGGTGATAACCATATTCGCGCCATGGCTGAGGCTCGTAAACGCTTTACAAAAGATATTGACCGCCTTCGCACATTTTGGGAGAACCCTGACCGTTCAAATGGTTATACCTTCACGGATTGGTTGAACATAGCGCTTGAGGAAATCCTCGTCATTGACGCTTGGGCAGTATGGCCACAGAAAACAGTAGGCGGCGACCTATACGGTCTACAAATTCTTGACGGTTCAACGATTAAGCCACTTCTTGATGACCGTGGTATGCGCCCGGTTCCGCCGAATGTTGCTTATCAACAGATACTTTACGGTTTCCCGCGTAGTGAGTTCACCGCTAATGATGATGACCCAAATGCTGACGGTGAGTTCACGGCAGATGACCTTCAATACATGGTGCGTAACCGTAGAACTATCTCGGTCTATGGATTTAGCCCGGTTGAAAGAGCGCTACCTCTAGCAGACATTTACCTTCGCAGACAACAATGGATTCGCGCTGAGTACACAGACGGCGTAGTTCCTGAGTTGTTTTTTGAGTCTGATATTAACTTCGGTACAAATGCCCAACTAATTCGTGACTATGAAAATATCCTCAATGACGATTTATCCGGTATCACACAACAGCGTAAGCGCGCCCGTATCTTGCCGGCAGGATTAAAACCTTTCCAAACAGACGGTTACGGAGAAAAGTTCAAGGACACTCTTGACGATTTCCTAATTGCTTCTATTTGTGGACACTTCGGCGTACAACCTACTGAAATCGGTTATAGCCCCAAGAGTGGTCTAGGTGGAGCAGGGTTTGAACAAGGTAAGGCGGCGAGCGCTCAGGCAATTGGTATTGAGCCACTTGTTGCGTGGATTAACAAAATGCTCACGAACATTTCTTACACATACCTCGGTATGCCTCGCGAATTAGAGTTCAAGTTGCTTACCTCTCGCCGTGAGGACAACGAAGCGAACGCTCGTAAATCACAGATTGAAGTTACTTCCGCCGGAAAGACAATCAACGAACGCCGTAGCGAATTAGGTTTACCTCTCCTAGATACACCTCAAGCGGATATGCCGATTCTTTTGGCTGGCTCTGAGGTGTTGCTATTCTCGCCGGACGGCATAATCAACGCTAAGGAAGTTACCTCTGCCGCTACTCTTGACCAAGAAGGTAACCCTCAAGGTGATGAAATGCCTATCGCTACCAACGGACAAGGCGCTCCTGAGGAACCGTTGGCAGATGACGATGAAGTTATAGACGCAGAAGTACAAGCAGAAGTCAAAGCCTTTATGAAGTGGGCGAATAAGGGGAAGCGCAATCGCCAATTTGAGTTTCATAAGGTAGATATGGTCGTTGCCGAAGCCCTGAACCGTTGCGCTTACGAGGGCGACCTTGAAACGGCTAGGTCGTTAGCAAAAGCCTATCTAACATGAAGTGGCGCGCCCATGAATTAGACGGGCGCATATCCGCCAAAAATGCCCTCAAGATTAGGGCCGCTCTACGCAGTTCAACCAAGTGGGAGCGTGTCTTTGAGGCATATAAGCGCACACAACCCGCGGTATCAAAGAACCCGGCTCAAGATAGGGCTAGGGCTAGGGCTTGGGCCATGCTCTCGGTTCCGTTTGATAATGACGCACTTATAGCCGCACTTCGTAGAACATGGGCAGACGGTTTTGCTCTTGGAATTATCTCGGCAGATGACGCTATACGCCAAGCGAGAGAACTCAAGAAAGCCGATGACCCTGATTACATAGATTGGGCAAACTGGAAACCCGGTGACGCGGCGGCGGCACTACTGGTCAAACCTACAAGGGCATTTCAACGGCTCTTAGAGGCCCAAGGAGCCACGATTAGGGGTATTGACCGTACAGGATACGACCGTCTAGGAACAGCGCTCGCAGACGCTATTGCGCTTGGATTATCGGGTAGGAGAGCCGCTAAACTAATTCAAGATAGCGTTAGTGACCCGGCGAGGGCGCTCACAATTGCGATTACTGAAACCAATAGAGCAATTAGCCGGGCCACGATTGAGCGATACCAACAATTCGGCCTTGAACAAATGGAATGGGTGACTTCTGACCCTTGTGACAAATGCGTACTCAATGAAGGCAAGGTTGTAAATGTAGGGGCCACATTTCCAAGCGGTGACACTCAACCACCGGTTCACCCGAACTGCCGTTGCGCTTTATTGCCGGTTGTTCCTGACTTTAATGCTCCGGCTAACGAAATAGATAACATTTTGTTACCTCAAGAACCAACAATTGCCGGTATTTCAGAGCGTTTATTGTTGGATACTTCTGAGGAAGCAACTCAATTATTAAATAATTCTCCCCGTGGAATAGGTGAAGAAAGACTTACAGCGGCTTACAAAATGCGCCCTGAATATAATGCGTTTCCAGATGTTATTGACCCTGATGAGTTTGATAGATTGCGTGACGCTAAAGAAGGTGTTGCGGTTTATCGTGGAATTGTAGACGGTAAAGGTCAATCGGCTGATTATTTTATTGAGCAATACAAGCGTGGAACTCATTACGCTGGATACGGCATGTATGGGAATGGAACTTATACAAGTACTAATTTTGGCAGGGCCTTAGAATATGCGAAATATGATGAGAATAAAGTCATGGAAATCTTAATTCCAAAAGACGCTAAATTCATAACTTATGCTGAAATGCGTGATAAGACTAAAAACGCTATCAACGAAATTGACGCATTTATTAAAAGTGAGCGTTCAAGAATGTTTGATGTAGCGAGCAGGATAGCAAGGGCTACTAATTTAGATATAACAGATGTTCCTGAATGGCAACAATGGGAAAAGCGACAAAGTAATTTATTCGCCGCTCGTACCCTATTGAGCGATGAAGGTACCACCGCTGTACTTATGGGATATGACGGAGTTTCCCTACGAGTAAGCGATAATGAGGTTTATTACATTATTCTCAATCGCGGAAAGGTCAAAATAAAACGATGAACCTATTAGAACCTACTCTGTCCCGGCGTATGGCCCGGGTTGTTCAAACAATGGATTTAGACCTTAAAGCCCGTTTCATTGAGGCAGTAAAAATGGCCTCTAGTGAAGACCAAATTCTTGAACCCTACCGCTCTTACCTCAAGAACGGTTACAAACCTGATAAAGTTATATCCACATTACAAGGAGAAAAATAATGGCCAATACGCTTGATATGACCACCGCCTTCTTTAACATTATTAAGGCTGATAAGAACGCAGACGGTACGCTCATGGTGTATGGCAAGGCAACAGATGACTCCCTAGATATAGACCAACAAATTTGTGACCCTGTTTGGCTAGACCGGGCCATGCCTGATTGGTTTAAGTCCGGCGGAAACATTCGTGAACAACACTCCAATATCGCGGCTGGCGTTGCTAAAGAATACGAAAAGAAAAATGACGGCCACTATATTCGCGCTCTCGTTGTAGACCCTGTAAGCGTCAAGAAGGTTGATACCGGCGTACTCAAGGGTTTCAGTATTGGTATTAAATCCCCACGCGTTGTCCGTGACCAAAAGGCGGCAAACGGCAGAATCATTGACGGCCAAATTGTTGAGGTATCACTTGTAGACCGTCCTGCTAACCCAAATTGTCAATTGGTTTTAGCCAAGTCCGCTGAAGGCGAAGCCGGGTGGTGGAAGGTTGAACAACTCATTGAGAAAGAAGACAAGAAGCCAAATTATGAGGGTATGCTCCGTGGCGGCGGTGGCTCTGAACCGGCTGATAAAGAACTCTATAACCGGGTGAAGCGTGAGGCTAAAGAAAAGTTTGATGTCTACCCTTCTGCTGTCGCTAATGCTTGGGTCGTCCGTGAATACAAAAAGCGCGGGGGTACCTACAAGAAAAAGACCGAGAAATCGGCCGATAGATTACAATTATCGGAAGTTACAGAAAGGGGAGCCATGGACTTACTTGCCCAAGACATTATTGACATGTCTAAGTCGTATTCCGTTGGCGACCTCTTGAAGTTTGATAAGAAAACTTATGACAACGCTCGTCAAGCGCTGGCACAACTTATCGCAATTGAAGCCGAAGAAATGGGCGAGGGCCATAACGAAGAAGCCTCGCTCTCTCACCTATTAGCCGCCGTTCATCACCTATTCGCGTGGTACGCGGGTGAGGAAGCAGAAGGAGAAGTAATGGAAGAAAACATTGAACTCGCCGCACATTCAGACGAGATGAAACCTAAAAAGGGTGAATCAAAATCTGATTTCATGAAGCGTTGTAAAGAAGCCGGCATGGAAGATGACGCCGCTGAAAAGGTTTACGACAAATATATGAAGTCGGTTGAAAGTGATAATGATGAAAAAGAAGAAGTAGAAAAAACCGCTGAGGTATCTAAGTGCCTTGAATGTGGTTGTGCTACTCCCGGCGCTGACCATGGCGCAACAACTACAAATGATTTCGCGAATGTTGCCATGCCTTCACATGTCACGACCGCTGAAATGTACGCACCCGGCGAAACTCCTAAGTCCGCTGAAGGTGATGTAGTTGAAACTCCTGCCGAGGAAAAAATTGAAGAAGAAGTTAAGGAACCGGCAGACGCAGAAGTTTCTGAGGAAGCACCCGCTTCCGCAGATGTAGAAGCAATAGTAGAAAAGGCTGTCAAGAGTGCTACCGAGTCCATTAGGGCTGAGGTCGTTTCGTTACTTTCCGCAAAAGAGGCGGCAGAAACGAAAGCGGCGTCCTTGGAATCTGAGTTAGCAGTTGCTAAGTCTTTGGCTGTTGCCGGCGGTCCAAAAAGAACTGCCAAACCGATAGATACAAAGGTTTCTGACAATTTGACAAAAGCCGCTGTCTATCGCGCAAAAGCAAACGCAACCACAGACCCACTTTTGATTAAAGGCTACAAGGCTCTTGCGGAAAAATTCGCAAACGCCGCTGAAGCCGAATCAAAGTAACTCCACGAAAGGAAACCAAATGGCTCTCCAAGCCCCTAAGGCGGCAGACCTATTTGACGGCGCTTCTCCAGTAGAAGCCGCTGAACGCATGGAAGAATTCCAAGGCGTACTCAATAAGGCTCTCGCTAATGGCTCAACGACACCGGGTCAAGCACCAACCGACCCTGTCGCCGCTATGGAAGCACTCGCAATCAGTAAGTCACTCTCAGCAGAGGCTTCAGCGAGTCTTCAGAATGCTCTCGCCGCACAACGCGGCGCTATGGGCGACCTAAACAAGGAAATCACTCTAACAACCCCGCTCTCAACTTCGTTTGCGGCGTTTGACCTAGAGGCTCCTGCTAAGTTGCTCACACCTCGTCCAACTCCACTCCGTAACCGTATCCCTCGTAAGAAGGGTGTTGGTACAAGCCACCGTGTCAAGAGAATTCTTGGCTACACCGGTACTGGTACTGGCGGAGTCGGCAATCTATGGCCGGGAATTACAGAATCAACGACAAACACCTTCGGTGGCCTCACTCTTGAGCGCGGTCCACAGATTTCGTATGCCGCTGATGATTTAGTATTGCCATACAACTCATACTCACTAAGCGATAGCGTTTCATTTGACGCCAACTTCTCAGGCCTTGGATACCAAGACCTTCGCCAGTTGTCTTCAACTTCAACACTTTACGCGACAATGCTTATGGAAGAACGCATGATGTTGATGGCTCGCGGTACCGCTTCAGGTTACTCAGGCGCACTATCCGCTCCAACTTTCGCACTTACCTCTCCAGTAGCAACCGCTTCACAGACAGCACTCGCCGCGGCGACTTACTATGTAAATGTCACCGCTGACGCAGGTATCTCCGGAAACGGTTTTGGTGAGTCAATCCTCGGCACAGAGGCTTCAACCGCTGTTGCTTCCGGTGATGTTCTAGCAATCACCGTTTCAACCGCTGTTACCGGCGCACTTGGATACAACATTTATGTTGGAACTACTACCGGCGCCGCAAACCTCAAGTATCAGGGAACTCTCAAGGGAACAGGTACTTTCTACATTCAAGGTGCTGGCACTTCCGGTCTAACTGGAAACAATGCCGCTTACTCAACTTCAGGAGCCGCCGCTTCACGCGCGTCCGCTGATACTTCAGCATACGCAACTGGATATGACGGAATTCTCCCAACAGTTCTTGGTCCAAACAGCGGTGCTATCAACGCAATCAACAGCGCGTTCAGCACAAGCAATCCGGGCGTGGAATTCCAGAGTGTATTCGCAACCATGTATCAGGCTGTAAAGGCTGACCCTGATGTTGTATTGCTTAATGGAAATGACCGTAAGCAACTCTCTGACGCAATCAAGAACGGCTCAACTGCTAACTACCGCCTAGTCATCAACGACCCGGGCGCTGGCGGAACCACCTACGGTTCAATCGTCACCGGACTTCAGAACGAAGTAACCGGAAAGGCAGTAGACCTCATGGTTCACCCTTGGCTTAACCAAGGTGTTGCTCCTGTTCTATCGTTCACCCTTCCAATTCCTGATACTGAGGTATCAGATGTTTGGGCGAACTTCATGGTTCAGGATTACATGGGAATTCAATGGCCGGTCGTACAGTTCACCTACGACTTCTCCACATATTTCCGTGGAACCTTCTTCTGTACCGCTCCTGCTTGGAACGGCGCAGTTTCAGGAATCGTAGCCGCGTAGTTCATAACTAAATAGATAAGGGGGTGCGGGCCTTGAAACCCCACCCCCTTACTCAGTAGGAAAGGCAATCATGGGAAGATATGTAGCACCGGATAAAGGTGTCAAAGAAACAGTTATAGGCGGAGTTAAATACAATCCTGACAAGGGCGGTATTTACAATGTAGAAAACAAACGCCACGGAGAGTTAATGAAAGGTGAAGGCTACTTTGAGGCGTCACTTAATCCGTGGGCTGAAGGTGACTACCGTAGAGGCTTTACTTGCGTACAATGCGGTTTTGACGGGTGGTTTCGCAAATGTGGCCGGTGCGGTCATGAAGCAGAAAATCCAATAGCCCGGGACGGAGAATAAATGGCAACCGGGATTACACCGCTCACCTTCAGCGAAAAGTCTTACATTACAACTGCCGAATATAAGTCGGCTCCTACCGCGCAACAGACAAGCAACCTTGTAGTCGGTGGTAATGAAGCGGCTCAAGACGCAGAACTCGCGGCAGTAATTCTTCGGGCCTCGTCATTCATGGACGAGTATCTAAATCAAAACCTAGTAGCCACACAAACCGTGGAAACTCAGCGTATACGCATGACTCCACAAGGTTACATTTCGTTACACCCAAACAATAATCCAATTTTGGCGCTTGTTTCATTTCAATATGGAAGCGACCCAAACAATTTACAGACCCTCACAGACCCTTCAACCGCATGGTTTGAGAACTCACAAGTCATTATCCCGCTGTCACAATTGGCAACCACATATACAAGTCAAGGGCCTCTAGCGTTTGGCGGGACTTCACCTTATACGCAGATTTTTACTAAATACACATATATTTCCGGATATGTAAACACAATCACGGGAGCGGCGAACGCTGGAGCAACTTCAATTACCGTATCTGACGGCACCGGAATTATCGCTGGACAACAATACTTAATCACAGACGGCTCAAAGACCGAGCGCGTGACCGTAGCGAGCAACTACACATTCGGTAGCACTACGGTACCTCTTACGAGCGCACTCGCTTACACACACCTCGCAGGAGCGTCATTTAGCAACATGCCGGGAGCAATCAAACAAGCATGTATCCTGCTCACGACCGCATTTCTCAAGGTACGCGGTGACTCAGCGATGATGATGAGCATGACACAACGCCCGGTAGGCCAAGTAGTCGGCTCTGACCTCTACGGCTCAAATATCAAGATAGCCCTAGACATGATTGACAAATATAGAAGGGTTCGTTAATGGCCGGTCGCGTAGGCGTTCGCGACACCTTGTACAAGTGGTTGTTGAACGGAAATATCAAACACCTCAACCAAATCTTTACCTCATTTCCCAAGATAATTAACTTTGAAGTAAACGCAGTAGCCGGCGAACTATCAAGAGCGGCTGTTGTGATATTTATTCAAGCCGAACGCGAGAGTCGTATCGCAGTAGGCGGCCCTCACACCGGTTGGAAGCGTATTGACTACACCGTTGTATTACAAGTATTCCACCATTCTGTTGAGCCTAACAGCGAGGCGGCTATGGCGGATTTTGATGTACTCATTGACGCTATCAAAGAAAGGCTACGCGAGGACCACAACTTCGGGGATACTACGGGTAGACTTGTATGGCAGGGCGCAGAACCGGCTATCAACGCTCTTTACGGTGAACCAAACACAACCGAATTGGGCGCAACGGAAACCTTCGCTTCGCTAGAATTTGATGTGACCGAGATGATTCAAGCATAAGGAGCATGATGAAACTTACATACAAAGGCACAGAGGAACGCGTGTTCCCGGCGCTTGGAATTGTCAAACCGGGCGATGTCGTAGAAGCGCCTGAAGGTTTTAGCCACCCTGATTTCGTACAAGGTGGCGCGGCAAAACCACAAGTAACACCACAATCAACCCCGTCTGCCGCGTCAGACAAGAAAGCAGGAGAGTGAATAAATGGCTGTACAAAATTCCGTACGCAGTTATTTAGGTATCGCTAAAGAAGCAACTAAGGGAACAGCCGTAGCACCTACGGACTTTATCCCGGTCATGGTAGATAGCCTAAAGCCCGTAGACATAATTGACCCGCTCTATGACACCGGCCTTCGTGGTTCAATGGTTACAAACTACAACTACATTCCGGGTCGTACTCGTTCAACTTTTGATTTCGGCGGACATGTATTCGCTGACACAATTGGTTATCCAATTGCCGGAATCATGGGTTCCGTAGCAACTTCAGGAGCGAGCGCACCTTATACCCACACCGTGTCGCTATTGAACGCTTCAGCAACAGGAGCAGACGCACAACCAATTTCATACACACTTACCGATTTCTACGCGGCGAATGTTCGTGCGTATGCCGGTATTCAAATTCATGACTTCTCGTTGAAGTTCAACGCAGACGGAATGTTGGAGTATGACGCTAAGGGAACCGGTTGGGCTTCCGCTACCGCTTCAACACCGACACCTTCATTTAGCACCGTCCTACCGACCCCGGTATGGCGTGGAACCGTGTCAATCGGTGGCTCCGCTGTTTCTTACACGATTGAAGGAAACATTGACCTCAAGCGTTCTGTAACTCCTATCTATGGAATCAGTAGCACACAGAACCCTTATCAGGTTTTCCTTGGAGCGCTTGAAGTAACCGGAAAGTTGAACTTCGTAATGGAGAACGACACCGAATTAACTCGTTTCCTTTCTAACTCACAACCTGCTCTTGTATTGAACTGGAACTACGGTACCGGTGCGTCTGAACTACAACTTCAGGCAACAATCACAAAGGGTGCTTATGTTGCGGCGGCTATTGAACGCGGTCAAGATTTCGTAACCGTGTCAGTAGACATCAACGCTCAAGCCAACACAACAGACGCAGGTTCTAGCGGTGGTTTTGCCCCTATCAAGTGGCAACTCAAGAACGCTAAGGCTTCAGGAACCTACGCATAAACTCTAAGAGTAGGGGCTGTACTGTTTATTCAGTTTAGAGCGCCCGCCTTCCCGCTCCGGCCCCTACTCGCCATAATGTAAGATAAAGGAAGGCAAACTAGGAAAGGCAAACATGTCAAAAAAACTCACACTCCCGTCCGGCGCAACTGTCACCTTCCGTGACCCTAAAACACTACGCGTGAAAGACCGCCGCAGACTCATGACAACCGTAGACCAAGTTGAAGGCGACCTCGCAAAAGCGCTCGCGTTAAGTGACGCTCTAATTAGTATGCTCGTTGAAGATTGGTCTTTTGATTTGATTATCCCTTCAGCCAAAATGGAATCACTTGATGAATTGGAAATGGCAGATTACGACTTCTTAGTTGAGGAAACTAAAGAAGCACAAAAGTATTTGTATCCAAACCTCAAGGAAACTGAGGAAACCGTCAAAGACCCAAAAGCGAGTACCGAAAACTCCAACGCTTAAAATGGCAACTTGAAGGCGGGGCTAGATACCCTGAATTTGAGTATCCTGATGAAGAATGGTTTTACTACGCTATGGCGGAGCGTTTCGGTTGGACGCCTGAGCAAGTAAACGAATTACCGGCATATACGGCCGATTGGTTGCTCGCGATTGGCGCTACCATTGACCAAGTAAAAGCCGAGAAAATGGAGAAGTCGTAGTGGCCGTTGTAATTGTTCGCAACCTCGCGGCAGTAATGGCTGGTTGGGATAAATTCACGGAGAACATGGAATTCGCGGCTGAATATGCGGTAGCCATGGCCGGTTTAGCCGTAGAGCGTCAAGCCAAACTCAACGCAAACACCGGAACACATAAACGCGGTCAAGGACATATCCCCGGAACTGGCCCCGGCCCAAATGTTGTTACTGGAAACCTTCGCAGAAGTATTCGCACAGATGTTAAATATGGTTTTGGCAGTTATGTTGCGACCGTAGGTGCTTACGCTGAATATGCTCGTGCGGTTGAACTCGGCTCATCTCGCTGGAAATCCGGAGTAAAATATCCATATCTAGGGCCGGCCGCGGACACCTTGAGAAAGAACGGCACACTCAACCGAGTCTTTACTCAAGCGTTTGCTAGAAAGATGAAGGGGCAATAATGGCTTCAACACTACCCCCGATTCTTGTAGAGATTCAGGCTGATGTAGCCTCGTTGAAAAAAGGTTTGGCAGACGCACAAAACACCTTAAAAGGTCTTGACAATAGCGTTGAACAAACCGGGTCAAGCATGACTAAGTTCATGGATAGAATCAAACAAGTTGGCGCAACTCTTGGAATTGCTTTCGCTGGTACTCAAGTGCTTCAATTTTTCCGCGAAAGTATCACCGCGGCTAATGAAGCAAGTGCGGCTCAAGAACGCTTGGCTACGCTGTTAAGAAATACAAATGGCGGTACAGAGGCTCAAATACAAGCGTTGTATCAACAAGCCGAGGCTCTTGAAGCCGTAGGTGTTGTAAGTAAAGACAACATCATTGTCGCTCAATCACAATTAGCGACTTTTGATTTAACTGCCTCAACTATTAACACACTTACTCCGGCGATTCTTGATTATGTCACCGCTGAAAAAGGTGCGGCCGCGAGCGCAGACGATTACCGTCAAATGACCAACAGCCTCGCACAAGCACTCAACGGAAACTTCGCTTCACTCACACGAGTTGGATTCGTGCTTGATGAAACAACTAAGAAACAAATTTCATCAGGAACAGAAAGCGAACGAGCCGCGGCAATTGTTGAAGTATTGAACTCAACCTATAAAGGTTTTAATGAAACGCTCCGTGACAACAACCCTCTACAAGCCGCTATCAACGACCTTGATAAACTCAAAGGCGATATTGGAGAGGCCCTGCTACCACTTATTGACCAATTGAGCCGGTTTATTAGTGATGATTTAATACCGGGACTTCGCGCCATGGCTAAATGGTTCAAGGAAAATTACGGAGCGCTCAAAGTATTTACAATCATAGTCGGCGGTGCTTACACAGCGTTCAAGTTATACAAAGGCATATTAGTTACTACAAAAGTCGCTACACAAGTCTATACGGTGGCCACAACGCTCATGAAAGGCCAACAATTAGCGAGTATTGCCTCTACAAACGGCCTCGCGGCTTCCATGCTCAAATTAAATGCGGCCATGAGGGCAAACCCCTTAGGCTTGATTATTACGGCGCTCGCTTTGATTGGCGCCGGTTTTGTGTACGCGTGGAAACGAAGCGAAACTTTCCGTGAGGTTGTAATCAAAGTCGCACAAGTTGTCATGAATGGGTTTGCCAAATTGTCTGAAATCGCTGGCAAGTTTTTCTCAATGATAGGAAAAATTCCGGGCATGGGTTGGGCCAAAAGCATAGGTAACGGTTTAGACAGTATTAGCGACAAAGTAAAAATAGCAAGTAAAAATCTTATGGACCTCAAATCAGGGTTCAAGGGTATGGGTAATGTATCTATGACCGGTGACGGCGCCGCGGGTGACCCATTCGCCGGCGGTGGTAAAGGCGGCAAGGGTGGCGGCGGTTTAGGCGAAAAAGAAAAGAAAAAACTCGCTGACTATCAAAAGAAAGTCAAAGACATTTATCGTGACATGAACGATGTCATAAAAGAGGCTAATGAAAAAGCCGAGGCGGCTCTTGAAACCCGTAATGAGCGTATGGCTGAGGCTCATGAAAGGTATAACGAAAGAGTCGCAGAACTCAATGAGCGTTATGCGGAACAAATGGAAGCCGCTCAAGAACGCTTCAATGAGCGTAAAGCCGACCTTGAAGAACGCTATCGTGACCAAATCGCTGAGGCTGAGCGCCGCGCTCAAGACGAGAAGGCTAAGGCTACCAAGCGTTACGGTGAAGAAATTATCAAAATTAATCGCGAGTTTGATAAAAAGAAAGTTGAACTTGAGCAATCATTACAAGAAAAACTCAAAGACCTTAGGGCCAACGCGGCAGAAAAATCCGTTGAACTCACCCGTAAAGCCGCTGAAAAACAAGCCGGAATTGTTCAACAATCTATTGACCGTTTACGAAATGCTTTCGCTTCCAAAACTGGATTTAGTCTTACTGAAGCGTTTGGAAAAGGTGCTTCCGGAAAAGATATTTTAGGCAAACTTACAGAACAACTACGAGTATCTAAAAATCTTGCTGAAAAGGCTTCTTTCCTTGCGGACAATGGTTTTAGCCAACCATTTATTGAGCAAGTCATGGCGGCTGGTCCTGAAGTGGGTAACGCGTTAGCAGATTCTATTCTGAATGCGACACCTGAAACTATTGAAGAATTGAAAAAAACTTTCAATGAAATGGAAACGGTTTCAAATACTGGATTAGACACGCTGGCAAAATCTATGAATACCGGAGCCAATTTGGCTACCAAAGAACTCCGTGACGCTTACAACCAAGTGTCTATTGACTTAAAACAATCTCTCAATGATGTAGACCGTGAACTCACAGAAAACATGGCGGCTCAACAAGCGGCATTTGACGCGGCCATGACGGAAGCCAAAAAAGTTCGTGATGAAAAACTTACTGAGGCTCTTGTTGATATGCGTGAGGCTATCGCTGAGTCTGAGCGTGAACTTCAAGAAGCCCGGGTCAAGGCTAAAGAGGCTCTTGACAAAGGCTTGGCTGAGGCTCAAGTAGAACTTGAAAAATCACGCCGTAAAGCCCAAGAGGAACTTAACAAAGGACTCGCTGAGGCTCAAGCAACATTACAAAAGGCTCTTATTGACGCTCAAAAGGCATACGAAAAAGCCATTGATGACATTAACAAGGCTACGGATAAAAAACTAGAGGAACTCAAGCGTAAACTGGCTGAAACAGCGGCTCTTATGGCCGCTTTATCTGCCGCTCAAGCCGCGGCGGCTGTTGCGAGCGCTCCTGTTTACACTCCAATTGTGCCGGTTACTTTAGGTGGTTCAAGAACTGATTCTGCCGCTTCAGTAGGTAATAGCACTACTGTAAATGTCACCGGAGTCAATTTGACCAACCCACAACAAACGGCAAGTAGCGTTATTAACGCGATTAAATTTGGAAATGTCGTAGTACCTACCGCCCCAACCGCGCTCGCGGCTAAAGAAAGTGGAGCAATAGGAGCGGCTTCAATAGCGGCTAGAACGGTGACAGTTGCTCCACCTAAATTGACGGCTCAACAAATCGCAATGAGGGCTAGATAATGACAGTATTAACAGTTCAATATTCGTTTTCTTTCAACGGTCAAACTTTTGGCGGCGAAGGTTCGCCTTATCAAATTTTGAGCGTGGACGGTCTTGAAGGTTTACCCGGTATCCGTAACCAAGATGACAACCGTGGTTTCGCAGACGGCATGTTTTCCGGTCAAGACTTTTATGGCGGCAGAACCGTGAGTATCATTTTTAATACTTTTGGCACAAATACCGCAACGGCTCAAGAGAATTTCAACGCTATTCAACGGAAACTATTACCACAAACTACCGGCACGACACCTCTGTATTTTTATCTGCCGCCTAATGAAACTCAATTCATAAATGCCCGTGTTCGTGGACTTAGGACTACCGTAGACCCTAATTACACCTACGGATATATCATTTCTCAAGTAGAGTTTTTTTGCCCTGACCCGGCTTATTACAATCAAAATACTCAAACCGCGAGCCTTGATTACACCCCACCCGGCGGTCGTACCTATAACCGTGTCTATAACCTCGTTTATGGCGGCGGTTCAGTAGCAATCACCACAACCGTATCAAACACCGGTTGGGCAACCACTTATCCAGTTATTCAAATCAACGGACCTATTACTAACCCTGTTTTGGGCAATCAAACTCAAAACGCGGCTCTATATTTCACCGGAACATATACCAACACGGATATATTGAGGGTGGATTTGTATAATAAACTCATTACCTTGAACGGTAGTCCAGCCCGAAACTTGTTAATATCGGGTGAGTGGTTCTCGGCTGAACCCGGGAACAACTTGTTCTACTTGACGGGTGACGCTGGTTCTACAACCGTAGGAGTGACCGGCGGTACGATAACATGGAACTCAGCGTTCGTTTAGGAGCATAAATGACAGTACGCACACCCCCTTCGTGGTTACAAAACGGCTCTCACCCCGCTGAAAATGACCGTCTAACGACTCAGGCTCTTTGGGCCACAACTGGAATTATTAACTCAAGTTCTCTTGCGGTCACGGCTAACTCACCCGTTGGTATGTCCGTTCTTGTTGCGAGTGGTTGGGCCGCAATCGTTGGAACTACTCAAGCGAACATGGGAACCTATGTTGCTTACAATGACGCTCAAGTAACTTTAACAATCGCAACAGCCGACCCAACTAACCCTCGTATTGACCGTATTGTAATGACCGTCAATGACGCTTATTACACCGGGTCTACAAACAATGTTGTTCTCCAAGTAATCGCAGGAACTCCGGCTGGTTCTCCGGTTGCTCCTGCTACACCCGCGAATTCAATTTCATTAGCAACTATCGCAGTAGGCGCGGCAGTTCTTTCAATTAACTCAGGAAACATTACTGACACTCGTGTATTGGTAACAACCAATATCCCTGAGTCCGGTGACATTTCAAGCGTTACAGCCGGAAACGGTTTAAGTGGTGGTGGTTCATCAGGAGCCGTTACTCTTTCAATCAACACCGCTATTACAGCAGACCTTTCAACAGCGCAAACGCTGACAAATAAGACTTTAACCGCGCCAATTATTTCAACGATTTCTAATACAGGAACTTTGACGCTACCCACTTCAACGGATACCTTGGTTGGGCGCGATACAACAGATACTTTAACCAACAAGACTCTTACTTCTCCGTTGATTAACTTGGGTATAAATGCTCAAACTGGAACGACCTACACAACGGTTCTAGCGGATAATGGCAAACTCGTGACGCTTACAAATGGTTCGGCTATCGCCGTGACTATTCCATTGAACTCAAGCGTGGCTTATCCCGTGGGCGCTCAAATCAACATGGTCCAATTAGGGGCCGGTCAAGTCACCGTTTCAGGAGCCGGCGGTGTTACCGTAGTATCAACCGGCGCAACAGCCGCAACTCCAAAGACACGCGCTCAATACAGCACCTTGACGGCTGTACAGACTTCAACAGATAATTGGCTTGTCATGGGTGATATTTCATGAGTCGTTTAGCCTTAACCCCTACAAATGTCCCGGTTTCTGCTTCAGATATATCTACGCCAACACTCCGCGCCGGGGACTTGTACTACAACACAACAGAAGGTCTTAAAGTGTATTCAGGAACAGCATGGGTAGCCGTTGCTCCTGCTATTACTGAATTAGACGGGGGCGTATTTGATAGTATTGCTCCGTACAACGGTGGCGACCCAACTACTACGGCGACACAAACTTTTGACGGGGGTACTCCATGAGCGTAGTGACACAAATCCAAATTCGGCGCGGAACTGCCGCACAATGGACTTCTGCTAATCCAACCCTTGCCGCTGGCGAATGGGGTTATGAAACTGATACCGGTAAAGTCAAAATTGGCAACGGTTCAACAGCGTGGAATTCTTTAGGCTATACAGGAGCCGGAGATATTGAAGGAGTCACAGCCTCAACCGGATTAAGCGGGGGCGGCACAAGTGGCACCGTTTCACTTTCTATTGACACTTCCGTTACGGCAGATTTAACAACCGCTCAAACGCTTACAAATAAAACATTAACAGCACCGGTCATAAATCTTGCTCTAAATGCGCAAACAGGAACTACCTATACATTCGCACTCACAGACAACGGAAAATTAGTTACCGCTTCCAATGCTTCAGCGCAAACTTATTCAATACCAACTAACGCGACAACAGCCTTCCCAACAGGAACTCAAATCAACATTATTCAAATTGGCGCCGGTCAAGTAACAATTCAAGCGGCTTCAAGTGGTACCACAACAGTATCAAGTACAGGAGCAACCGCAACCGCTCCAAAACTTCGCGCTCAATATTCTTCTGCGACTTTGATTAAAGCCTCAACAGATTTATGGTATGTAGTGGGAGATATTTCCTAATGCCTATTATTGGAACTATTGACTCAGCCAAAACAGGTCGCCTTGGTCTTGCTGTTGAAATTATGCTTCTTGGTGGAGGCGGTGGGGGTGCGGCTGATAGAGGTGCTGGCGGCGGTGCTGGCGGTATTTTTAATTCTTCATCAGTTACGGCTAGTGGAAATGTAACTGTTACTGTCGGTGCTGGTGGCGCTGGCGGTGCTGGTGGAAGCAACAATCCCGGAATAAATGGAACAAACACAGTTTTTGGAACTTCTACTGTTGGGCTTGGCGGTGGAGGCGGCGCTGGCGGTTCTGACTCAAGTTCAAAATCAGGCGGTTGTGGTGGTGGAGGTTCAGGCGCCAACGGTGGCGGATTTGCTGGTGGTGCTTCTACACAATCATCAACGGGTGGAACTGGATATGGATTTGCTGGTGGAACTGGTGGAGATACAGGAGCCGCTGGCGGCGGCGGAACTGGTGGAGTAGGTTCAAATTCCAGCGGCATGAGTGGTGGAAATGGCGGCACAGGAACAAACGCTTTTTCAACTTGGGCTACTGCTACTTCAACAGGTGTTTCAGGTCGTTATGGCGGCGGAGGTGGCGGCGCACCTTCACGCGATTCAGGTGGACCGGGAAGTAACGGCGCTGGTGGAGCAGGTGGCGGTGGAAATAGCGCGTCAGGTTCCGTGAGTGGACAAAGTGGTAATCCGGGAACCGATAATACTGGTGGCGGCGGTGGAGGTGCTTCAAATAATCCCCGTTCAGGAAGCGGCGGTAATGGAGGTTCAGGTTTAGCGATTGTTCGTTATCTTGGTTCTCAACAAGCGTCAGGTGGAACAATCGTTTCATCAGGCGGATACATTTACCACACATTTACTTCATCAGGAACTTTTGCGGTTTGGTCAGGAAGTCCAAAAGCAACGGGTGGAAGTATCAACTATTCAGACGGTAACTGGATACATACATTTAATTCATCAGGAACATTCACTCCTACATCTTCAATATCACTTGCTGATTTCTTAGTCGTTGCTGGTGGTGGCGGAGGTGGTGGCGGATATTCAAGCAACGCTAAAGGTGGCGGTGGTGGTGCTGGTGGTTTGCGTACATCAGCGAGCATTTCAGGTGGCGGAGCATTACCTCAATCTCAAGTTTCTTTTACTAACGCAGTTGCGTACACAGTTACAA